CTGTGGTGTATGGCACCGCATACGTTGGCGGGATAGTTACCGATCTGAGCATTACAGATAACAACCAAAAAATCTACTATGTGTTGGCTTTGTCTGAAGTCACTAACACAGAAACAGGCGGTACACCGGACACGATCACGTTTGGAAATGTGTATTGGGGGGGAAAGCGTTGTGTGTTTGACCCGACAGATCAATACAAAGTTACTGGTTTGCTTGATGAATCCACAAGCATTGTTGACACGACAGTCAATGGAAAATTGAATATTTATTTATATCGTAATGGATCAAATAATCCGTCTAACACATCAATGAGCGCAATTCAAGTTATGCAATCAGCAGGGCTTGTTTACACTTGGGATTCCAACAAGCTGATGAGCAACTGTGCGTTTGCCATACTTGAGATCACATATAGCCAGTCTGCGAATTTGACCAGTTTGCAACAAACAAGATTTCAGATCACCAACAGCCGATACAAGCCCGGCGATTGTTTCTCGGATTACTTGTCCTCGACACGATATGGTGCGGCTTTGAACGACACTCAGATCAACGCAAACACTCTGACGGCGTTGAATGTTTATTGCGATCAGACGATGACATACACAACGTATGAAGGGGGAACCGCATCGCAGACACGATTTCGTTTTGACGGGATGTTAGATACGAACAACACAATAATGACCAATATGCAAGCAATGGCGTCATGTTGTGATTGTTTGATTAAATTCAACGAAATTACAGGCCAGTGGGGAGTGATTGTTCAATCGCCAACATACACCATTGCGATGGACATTGATGACAGCAATATGGTGTCGGCAATTCAGATCACGCCGATTGATCTCGCCAGTAGCTACAACATTGCCGAGGTCAAATTCCCGGACGGCACGGCGAAAGACACATTCAATTCTGCTACGTTTGATCTTGCTGTTGTTAACCCATCATTGCTGTATCCCAATGAACCTGTCAACAAACAGACCATCAATCTGCCTTTAGTGAACAACAGTGTTCGCGCCCAGTACCTTGCCAACAGATTTTTGGAGGGCGCGCGAGAGGATTTGCAGGTCAAAGTGGACGTCAATTTCAGCGGCATTCAGCTTGAGGCCGGGGACATCGTATCTGTGACCAATGTCAACTATGGCTGGGTTGGAAAAGAATTCCGCATCAGTCAAGTTGTAGAAACATTCACAGATGATGGGCAGATCATTGCCTCATTGACTTTGATGGAGTACAACTCTAGTGTGTATGACGATAAAAACGTCACTCAATTTACGCCAGCACCAAACACTGGGATTGGTTCGCCTCTAGGGTTTGGCACGTTGTATTCGCCAACGATCACTAATCAACAGGTCTTTGCGCCCGTGCCGTCTTTTGATGTGGCTGTGACGGCGGCTTCTGATGGTATTGTTCAATACGCAGAGGTGTACTATTCTGCCTATTCCAACCCAACAGACGCTCAACGCATTTTTGCTGGCATTACGGCGGTTAATCCCGGCGGCAATCCATACAACCCAAGCGCGTCAATGGGCGTTGTGACGTTGAGCAATATCCCGCAGGGCGACTGGTATTTTGCTGTCAAATATTTCAACGCATTGGGCGCAAGTAATTTCAGTGCATCGTCAAGCGTTTTGCAATGGCGTCCACAAACATTCCAATACACTCAGCGGTGGTTGGCTATTGCATACGCCGACAACGCAACAGGCACATCAGGATTTAGCTACAACCCGCGCAATAAATCCTATTATGGGTTGTACAACAATGACACAGCTAATGGTGGAACAAACCCTGCTTTGTACACATGGTATCAAGCACCAAGCACAACTGATACTCCAAACAATTTTGGAACAAATGATTTCATCCTGTACGCAAACAGATCAAACAGGAAATTTAGTTTCAATGTAGGTAACGCCGATTACCTTAATTTGGGTGGGGCGTTTGTTCCCACTGAAACGTCAATATATGATTCAACTGTTTGGTTTGGTTTGCCTGATCCAACTGGCGGTGTTCAAAGTTTCATTGACTTGGACGTCAGAACGGGACAACTTATTTCTGCCGGATTAAGTGGCGGCAATCAAAACGATGGTTTTCTAAATGTTTTGAACCAAGTTGACGGGCAGATGAGAGTTCAACTGCAAAATTTCTTGGGCAATCAATTTGGTACTGGTGTCTACACTAAAACTTTCAATGCGGCAACATTGACTATTGACGTATATGGTCGCGTGGTTGGATTCACAGAGCAAGACCAATTTTTCTATACAGAAACAGTATTCACTGCAACAGCAGGTCAAACCACATTCAACTTCAATCATGTGGCAGGTGAAGCGTTGGTGTTTAGGAATGGTTTGCTGTTAACCACTTCAGACTACACCGACACATCAACTACTGTTGTAATGAACAACGCTTGTGTTGTTGGAGAAACGGTTGTTTTGATTTATATGTATGGTATCAGCACCAGCAATTCCTACCCTCCGACTGGAATGACTGTTCAATCTATTGATTCTGTGAACAATTACGTTTATTACAGTAATGTGCCGTATGACACAGTATCAATCGGAGATATTTTTACCGTCAGTAATGAAGAAATCCCTGTTGTCCCCACACAATACACAGTGCAATCTGGAACATCGTTAAGTTTGAATCGCTTGAAACTTTCAAGTGTTGCTGGCATCAGTGTTGGCAATACAATTTATCGTTATCGAGCGGCCGGGTCAACATACAAAGGTTTTACAAGATTCACATCTACTGTGACAAATGTTTCGTCATATATTCCACTTGGCTATGGCGTCAACAATGGATTTGAGCAAATCTATTTCAATGGATCACAAATTACCGAGAACGACTACAACGTAGTCAACAATCAGATTCAAGATTTTCCCGGTGTTGTAAGCGGCTACATTACTTTGTTAAATTACGCGCCTAACAATTTGGGGATACCTTGTTCAAACGTAGTTAACAATTTAATTTCTTCTGTTGTTGACCAACTTGTTTATTCGTTCCCCAACAATCCGCTGTCAATGGAAATTTATGCTAATGGAGCATTGCTTACCAAAGGCGGCGATTACACAGCATCCAGTAGCGGATACACTTTGAACACGGCATTCAACAATGCTTCCACATTACTCAATCAACAAACCTTTGCTAGAGATGGAGCGGCCTAAATGACACAAGCCTACAACTTATCGCAACTTGCAAACAATCTGAACACATCAGGGCAGCTTGATGCAACGGATGGTTTGGTAAACGCTGTGCCTGTTACCAATGGTGGCACAGGCGCATCAACATCGGCTGCTGCTAGAACAAACCTTGGATTGGGTTCTTTGGCGACACTCAGCTCAATTAACAATGACAACTGGTCGGGCACAGATTTGTCTGTGGCCAATGGCGGCACTGGTGCGTCTACGTTTGCGGCAAACAATGTGTTGCTTGGCAATGGAACAAGCGCATTTCAAACTGTTGCGCCCGGAACGACAGGCAATATTTTGACCTCTAATGGAACCACTTGGCAAAGCACTGCGCCTGTTGTTCAGGTTTCAGGTCAAGTTGTCAGCGCAAGATTAACGACCAATTTAGACATTGGTCAAGTTGCGATTCCATATGACAACACTATCCCTCAAAGCAATGAGGGGACGCAAGTGTTGACTGCAACAATAACGCCCACTACCACCACTAGCAAATTGATAGTGCAATTTATGGGGCAATCATCAGCACAAGATGGCGGTAATGTCACTACGGCTTTGTTTAAAGATTCTGACGCTGGCGCAGTGTGTGCAATGCCTAATAGTTTTGGAAGCGATCAGCCAACTCAATTTAATTTGATGTACACAATGACTTCAGGAACAACCAGCCCCATTACATTTAAAATTCGATGCGGCCCTAATGTTGCTGTTGGGGCTAATCGCTTGAACATGAACAATTCGACTTACGGTGGCGTGAGTGGAACCTTTTTGATCATCACAGAAATTGCGTAATTTTTTGAACAAATAATTTTTGTTTTCTGAGACAATACAAGACATCCGTAGCCCTGTGAGTACATAGGGAGCGTCACCACCCGAGATAGGGGAAGACATGGCTGTATTCAACAAAAATACCTTGACGCAGGTGTCCGGGTTCGACAACCCGATCATTGCTGGTGAGTTGGTCTGGCAACAGAAAACTTACTGGAACCTGAACATGACGGCTGATGATGACACTACGCCGATCAACCTCACCGGCGCGGCCATTGACGCTCAGATCATTCGGCGCGAACTTACCAACATCCAAGACTCTCGCAACGGCTTGACGTTTGACATAGGCAATTACACGCCAACGCCCCCGTCTATCCCTTTGAGCATTGTCAACCGGGATAACGTCAACGGGTTTTTTACTCTAGTGATTGATGACACGGCTTGGAATTTGATTGACACCGATCCGGAATTGGACATCAATGCACAAGATTGCGTTGGTTTTTCCGGGCGAATCAAAATCAGTTTTCCTCAAGATTTGACTAACCCGCCTGATGACGCCATCATTTTCTTGCTGTTTTTGGTGCGCTCTGACGGCATCGTTGTGGAGTAACCATGCCAAGTATTGCTGTACGGGTCAATGACGCCAACAACATCACGGCAAAGATCACCCCTTTGCCCAGTAACGTAATCGCGCTTAATCGCGGGATTGTTGGGCCTCCCGGCCCTTCAGGAGAATCCAACATCGGTGGATACCCAATCGATTTGGGCATCTGTCACGACTATGACGCGCTGATGTGGCTCGATGGGAAGTGGACAAACGTGCCACAAACCGAAATCACCGATGGTGGAAACTTTTAATCTGGAGAACCAATCATGGCAAATACAATCCGCATCAAACGGCGCGCTTCAGGTGGCGGTGCTGGCGCACCCACAACCCTAGCAAACGCTGAACTTGCGTTCAACGAACAAACAAATGTGCTGTACTACGGCACTGGCACAGGCGGTGCTGGCGGCTCTGCAACGTCCATAATCCCGATTGCGGGCAATGGCGCGTTTGTTGACACAAGCACCAACCAGACCGTTGGCGGCGTCAAGACTTTTTCCAGCACCATTGGCGGCTCTATCAATGGCAACGCCAATACCGCAACTACGCTGGCAACTGGCCGCACGATTAGCATCACCGGCGATATGGCCTACACCAGCGGGTCTTTTGACGGTAGCGGCAACGTCACCGGCACGGGCACTCTGGCAACGGTCAACTCTAACATTGGCACGTTCACCAAGATCACGATCAACGCCAAAGGTCTTGCGACTGCTGGCGCAAATGCGATTTTGAATGACATTGGCGCGCCGACCAGCGCATACAGCTTCAACAGCCAGAACATCACGAATTTGCTTGACCCTGTCAATGCACAGGATGCGGCAACCAAGAACTACGTTGACAACGTGGCTCAAGGTTTGGACACCAAAGCATCTTGCGTAGCTGGCACGATCAACAACATAACCTTGTCTGGCCTTGGCACTCAAGCTGGAGGCGATTGGACGTCTGCGCTGACTGCTGGCGACCGTGTGCTGGTGAAAAATCAATCGGCCCCTGCCGATAACGGCATCTACAATGCAAGCGCATCTGGTTGGACACGCTCATCTGACATGAACGCTTGGGCCGAATTCCCTTCTGCCTACACGTTTGTTGAAGGCGGTGCTACGTTGGCTGATACGGGTTGGGTGTGTACGTCTGACGCTGGCGGCACTCTCGGCACGACCGCAGTTACTTGGGCGCAATTCTCTGGTGCTGGCTCATACACTGCTGGCACGGGCTTGACGCTGACCGGGACAACCTTTAGCATCACCAACACCGCAGTGTCTGCTGGTTCTTACGGCACGGCAACTGATACGTTGCTCGCAACTGTGAACGCGCAAGGCCAGTTGACTTCGCTGGCCGCTACGCAGATCAACGTAGACGGCGGCACTTACTAAAAATTGCCCTGCTACATAGCAACAAAGGGGATGCCACATGGCAAATAAAATTCAGGTGAAGCGGTCGGCTGTTCTGGGTAAGCAACCTACGACAGCCGATCTTGACCTTGGCGAACTGGCTATCAACACGCGAGATGGCAAGCTGTTCATCAAGCAAGACAATGGCACTCAACAGATCATTCAGATCGGCGCGACCGGGCCGACCGGGCCTACCGGCGCAGGTGGCGCACTTGGTTATTATGGTTCGTTTTATGACACGACCAATCAAACCGCGACTAGCACTACAACTGCTTATGCGATGAACATCAACTCTGTGCTGGAAGGCAATGGAGTTTCGATTGTTGATGGCACAAAAATCACGTTTGCTTACGCTGGCACTTACTCAATCACAATTAGTGCTCAATTTGTCAACACATCAAACCAGATTCATGATTCAAATATTTGGCTGAGAAAAAACGGGTCAGACCTTGCTGACTCTAACAGCCAATTCAGTGTGCCTAACAGTCACGGCAGTGTTGATGGCCACCTCATTGGCACAGTTAACTATGTGTTCACTGTGGCGGCGGGCGACTACATTCAATTTGTGTGGTCTGTGACAAACGTCAACGTCACTTTGCAAACTGTTCCATCGAAAATCAATCCCACTACCCCACGAACGCCTTGCATCATCATCACTGCTCAACAAGTGATGTACACGCAAGTTGGCCCGACCGGCCCGACAGGCGCAACAGGCCCGACAGGCACGGCGGCAAGCATCGCGGTCGGCCCAACAACGACAAGCCCTGCTGGGGGTTCTGCTAGTGTGACAAACAGCGGCACATCCAGCGCGGCAGTCCTTAATTTCACCATCCCCACAGGCCCGACAGGCCCGACCGGCCCGACTGGTTCGGCGGGTGCGGCGGCTACGGTCAGCATTGGCTCAACATCAACATTGGTTGCTGGTTCTCCGGCTAGTGTTGCCAACTCTGGTACATCGTCTGCCGCCGTGTTGAACTTTGGCATCCCGGCTGGCCCAACAGGTGCTACCGGCCCCATTGGCCCGACAGGCCCCAGCGGCCCGACCGGCCCCACTGGCCCGACTGGCCTAACCGGAGGGCCGGGGCCAACAGGGCCTACCGGAAGCCCCGGCCCAACAGGCCCAACAGGCCCCACAGGCCCAGCCGGTGGCCCCGGCCCGACCGGCCCTACGGGGCCGACAGGCCCTACCGATTATTCGACCACTGCCGCACCTTGGTCTTTGTCTGGAGGCGGTTCAGTTACTTGGAACTCAAGCACAGGCGTTGTGTCTTGGAGTGCGCGAGTTATTGCCATCCCGGTCAATAAATCTTTTGGATCGTCTGGCTATTTCGATATTGGCCCAGCGTCTTACACCATGTCGGCATGGTCAACGCTGTATTACGTTCCAACATCTGGTGCTAGTTATCCATACAACTCTGGTTTTTGGGTGTTGAAAAATTACACCGACAACCAAATCATCACAGCAAATTGGATTCCAATCTGTACTTGGAACGGCGACACAAATGCGCTTCGTTGGAATCCCGGTTTCACGGACATTCCAAACGGCGGCACATACACATCTTCAACGGCGCAACGCTCTTGGGCTATTGGCCCGACAGGCCCTACCGGCCCGACTGGCCCCGGTGGCGGGATTGGCCCCCCGGGGCCTCCGGGTTCCCCCGGTACATCGGCAACAATTTCTGTTGGCACGACAACCACCCTCACAGCCGGATCACCTGCGACTGTTAACAACAGCGGAACATCAACTGCGGCGGTGTTCAATTTTGGTATCCCGGCTGGCCCACAAGGAGCCACAGGCCCCACAGGAGCCACAGGCCCCACAGGCCCGACCGGCCCGACCGGCCCGATTGGGCCGGGGGGTTCCCCCGGTTCTCCGGGATCAGCGGCAACAATTTCTGTTGGCACGACCACGACCGGCCCAGCGGGCAGTGCGGCAAGCGTTAATAACAGCGGCACATCAAGTGCGGCTATTTTCAATTTCACAATCCCCACCGGCCCCACAGGCCCCACAGGGCCGGGAGGCGGTATTGGCCCACCCGGGCCTCCGGGGCCGACCGTGTATCCCGGTGCTGGTATTGCTGTATCCACTGGCAGTGCTTGGACAACCTCATACAGTGCCGCAAACCAAATACCTGCGACATACATTCCAACGCTGAATCAAAACACTTCAGGAAGTGCGGCATCGCTTTCCGCGAATTTGCCTGTTACTCGATTGAACAGCGGGACAAGCGCATCGGCTTCTACGTTTTGGCGAGGCGATGGTGTTTGGGCGGCTGGCGTGTCAGGCCCGACAGGCCCAGTTGGCCCCCCGGGATCAGGAGGATCGCCCGGCCCGACAGGCCCGACCGGCCCGACTGGGCCTCCGGGGCCATCCGGCACTGCTTCAGTAAAAGCGTGGATTAACTTTAACGGAACCGGCACAGGTACTGTTAGAGCGTCATCAGGCGTCAGTACGTTGGGCTATATTGCGGCGGGACAATTTCAAATAAATTTTTCCCCTGTTTTGACAGATGCAAACTATGCTGTTTCATTTGCTTCTGGTGGCGCAGACAGTGGACGTTCGGCAATGTATTTATTGCCGACCGCAAACGGTTCTGTTGGCACTCCAGAAGGTACATACAAAACCGCAAACTTTGTTCAAGTTGGAGGCAATATTTCAACAAACCCAAATCAACCGCTACCTTCAATGAATGTTGCAATTTTTAGATAAGAAAAGAGGGCTTCAATGAATGTCATCATTTACACAAACAACAATGGTCGTGTGAATTTTTTAATTCCAACTGGACTTGTACCGATTGAAGTTGCTCAAGCAACAGATGTACCGGAAGGTATTGAAAGTTTTATCGTTTCAAAAGATTCTTTGCCAGAACAGGATATGGATTTTTTTGATGCGTGGGAACAATCGCAAGGGATAGTGAGCGTGAATTTGGAAATTGCAAAAACTATTACAAAAAATCGTTTGCGTCTTGAGCGCGAACCTTTTTTGGCGGCTCAAGATGTGGCGTTTCAACGCGCATTAGAAACAGGATCAGATACAACGGCAATCGTGGCTGAAAAACAGCGTTTGCGGGATATAACTTTGTTGCCTAATTCTTGTTCAACGCTGGCTGAGTTGCGGGCAATAAGTTGTAATTAAATTTTTCAACAAAGGACAAAACATGACACAACATTTGCCAATCTGGTATTTGGGGACAATCACCCCTGAAATGTGCGACAAAGCAAAGCAAGACATGATGGCGTTGCCTATGGGCGAGGCCGCTATGGGTATTGACGGCGATGTCAAAATTGAATCACAGCGCAACACTGATGTGGTGTTTGCGCCATTTGATTTTTGGCTTGCTGATTACATGGAACGGTTTGCTTCAATCGCCAATGCCGAAAATAATTGGGGCTACGACATCCCGGACAGAGAGGCAATTCAATTTGCCCAGTACGGTGTTGGGCAACACTACGATTGGCACGTTGACTATTTCCCGCTGGCTGGCAAAGACACCGATCGCAAAGTCTCTGTGGTTTGCCTGTTGAACGACCCGTCAGAATTTGAAGGCGGCGAATTTCAAGTGCGGTTGTACTCTCAATACACCGCACCATTGGGCAAGGGAAGCATCATTGCTTTCCCTTCAATCCTTGAGCACCGTGTCACCCCCGTAACAAGCGGTGTTCGTTATTCAGCCACTATGTGGTTTCACGGGCCGAGGTTCAGATGATGGCAACAATCAACGAAACAGAGGCAAGGCTAAACTCACACGAAGCTGTGTGTGCTTTGCGGTATGAGCAAATCAATGCGCGCCTCAAAAGGCTAGAGGGCATTTTGATTAAAGCCTGTGGCGTCATGTTGGTTGGCATGGCTGGCGTCATCTGGACTTCATTACACAGGTGATTTGAATAGACCCGATCACGGCATTCGCAATGGTACAGGCCGCTATTGGCGGCATCCGAAAATTGTGTGCCGTGGTCAAGGAAGCACAAGAGGCAGGTAAAGAAGTTGCCGACCTTACAAGTCAGGTAACAGGGTTTGTGAGCAAGGTTCTTGAAGGGAATGACAAACTTCAAAAAGCCGAACAAGAACTTAGGATCAATCCCCCCAAAGACAAGAGCTTACAGGTACTGGCCTTTGAAGAAGTGTCCAGAAAACTTGAGCTGAAAAAACAATATGCTGAGTTGCGTAACATGATCATTTATGAACTTGGTTTGCCCGGCGGTTTTTGGGCAGACTTTGAAGCAACTTTGCAACGCATGGAGGAAGATGACAGGATCGCCAAGGAAGAAGCAGAGTTGCAAAGGGTTCATGAGGAATGGCAACGCAAAGAGGCAAAAGACAAATTGGTAACGGGCGCGGGGCAGGCGGTAGTGGTTCTGCTTGGACTGGTGTATCTCGCTCTGCTTCTGTGGGCAATTCGCCTCCATCGGGAGAATCAGTTGTCGTTACCTTGGGCTTGATCGTATGTATGTTGTGCCTTGTTGGATTTATTACGCTCACTGGTTTTTTGTATGCTGACCTACAAGCGGCCCGTGGAGCAAACAAACTGATTGAGCGCAAAGTCAAAAACGTGATTGAGAGGTGTGATCGTGAGTAGCAAAGCAAAACTTACATTTTGGGTGACGTTGATGGTTAGCGTCACGTTGTGTGTGATTCTTTTGTCTATGGTTGGGGTCTTGTTGGCGGGGCTGTTCATGCCGAACTCAGTCATCGACAACAAGGACATTTTTCCCATTATTGCTCCAGCTTTTTCTACCATTGTGGGCGGCTTTATTGGCTTGCTTGCTGGGGTTAAGCTATCCCACGAAGATGAGGTGAATGATGATTCCAGTACCAGCGTTGCTTGAGGTCGGTAGCAAACTGCTAGACCGTTTTATGCCCGATCCCGGTAAGGCCGCAGAAGCCAAAGCCGAGCTGGAGAAAATGGCGCAGGACGGTCGAATTGCGGAAATGAACATCGACCTACAAGCCTACCAAACCGAGCAAAATAACCTGACCGAGCGGCTCAAGGCCGACATGAGCAGTGATTCGTGGTTGTCCAAAAACATTCGGCCTCTGACGCTTGTGTTTATCCTTGTGGCCTATTTCACGTTTGCGATGATGAGCGCGTTTGACTATGAGACGCGAGGCAACTATGTTGAACTGTTAGGCCAATGGGGTATGCTCATCATGTCGTTCTATTTTGGTGGGCGCACACTGGAAAAAATTATGGACATGAAAGGTAAAAAATGAACCTGTCTGAACATTTCACCCTTGAAGAATTGACTCATACCGATCACCGGGATTTGGACAACACCCCTAATGATGCTGAACTTGCGAACCTTACACGCCTTGCCGAATTTCTGGAAGAAGTCAAAACAGTCCTTGGCGGCAAGCCTGTCATGGTCAACAGTGCTTTCCGATCAAAGGCTGTCAATGATGCTGTGGGGAGCAAAGACACTAGCCAGCATCGTGTCGGCTGTGCTGCTGACATTCGGATACCGGGCATGACGCCTGATGAAGTGGTGCGCGCCATCATCGCCTCCGACCTTGGCTATGACCAAGTGATTCGTGAGTTTGACCGCTGGACTCACATCAGCATTCCGAATGTTGAGGGCACACAGCCCCGCAAGCAAAAACTGATTATTGATAAGGCCGGTACACGCCAGTTTGCGTGATTGTGCCGACCGTTTTCCCGGACGGCGATTTGACAACAAAAGTGGGGCGGCTGGCCCCGCAAAATGTCGGCGCAGGGGGATGCTGGCAAGGGTCATTCCGGTTGTAATAGTCGGCGACTGATTGCAACGGGGATGCGCACCCTGCCATCAAAAATGCGCTCAGTGCAACGATTGCGGGTCGGCTCACACCAACCGCCAACCGAGCATAAAACACGCATAAAACAAGCGAATTGCAAAGCCGGTCAAAAACAGCGAAAAGCCGGTCAAGATCAGGATTCCAAACGCGACAGCAAGTGTTTTCAAAATAATTTTCATTCAAAAAAATCCTTGTTGAATTTGCGGTGGACGTTGTCGCCCTCTGCGCGAGGGGTCGCCTTGTATTTGAACAGACTTGCGTGTTCAGGATAAACCAGCGCAAACAGCCGGGCCAGATAGGGGCTGGAGTTGTTGCTAACTTTCCATTCAGTCCCATTTTCCCGGATAGCCGAATGATGCCGGATCACATGGATGATGGTACGGGCTGAATACTTTTTGAACCCCACATCAAGCACGGCAAAAGTCTCATTGACAAAAGCCTCCCAGACATGAAGGTTCTTTGGTAGCCATTCCACAAATTCATCGCTGAATTGCTCGCGTTCTTTTTCCACAAGGCCCGACAGGCGTTGCAACATCTGTTCGATTTGAAATAAGTCGCTCATCACATCACCCTCAAAACTTCAACGGTGTTGGTCTCGCGGTTGCGGCTTGTGGTGCACGACTCGTTGCCAAACATGGCGCAGGCCGCACTTGAAATTGAAGACTGAAGCGATGAAAAATCGAAGCGGCCTACCGGGATGACAACAACCTGTCCGGGCAACAAATCTGCTAAATAAGTCTTGATGTAATTCCGCAATTCGCCATGAGGGTATTTGTTGGGGCCTCTTTTTTTGTGGACTACAACTTCCAACTCTCCGTGTTGTTTGCCATCCGGGTCGATGACAGCAAATTCACAACCGCAAGCCTCAAGCATTTTGGTTGCTTTGGCGATGGTCTGTTCAATAATTTTTTCCATGATCTTGTCCTATGTTTGTGGGGTCTTACAAGTCGCCTATGCCCCGGTTATCAGAAGGGGATGTCATCCTCGGGCACGTCCTGTTGAGGACGGGGCTGACGCTGGTAGCGCGGCTGATCATCTGGCTCGGGATCGTTCAGGAAAGCCCTGCCGTCCCAATCCCAAGGTCGCATATCCAGCACCAACATTTCGCCTGCGCTGGTGGCGATGACACTGCCAATCGCACGGTAGCGGTTTTTTGTCTTGCCATCTTTGTCGGTGTAGGAACCGATTGATGCTTTGACGATCTTCACAGTTTTAGCCATTGTGTTTACCTTTCAGTTGGTTGAGTTGGGCCACTTTTTCATCTACTTCAGACAAAAACTTTTTCACCTCGGATTCGATGTCTGCCGCCAAATCCCGGTCAAGATCGACCCGAATGATCTTGAGTTGCAATTCAGCGTCCATGCGGGGGTCGAATGACACGAAGTCGCACCACAACCGGCCCGTGCACAACATCTGCCAGTGCATCTGCAACACATATTCATTTTTGACCGTGTCGTTGATGAGTGTCTCGATGTGTGTTGCCGTGTTGGGGCACTTGATTTCTACAAGACCGGCGTCACCCACAAGGCCGTCAGGCGATGCGCCCGACATTGCGATGCGGGGATGATCCACAAACGCAATTTCAGACACCATCACGTCTTTGTTGACCTCATAGGCGGCACGGGCCAGTGGCTCAGTCTCTGTGCCCCACTGCATGGCGGCGTTTGAGTACGATTCAGCGACCTTGCCGGTCATTCGCTCAACGACCAACTGAGCGCAATAATTTGCGCGGCTTGTAGAGTACCCTGACTTGGTGCGCGCCATCACGTCTGCGATGCGGGAAGCTGTCACCTTGCCCAAACGGGCGGAAAACCATTCGTCTGTGCCTTGTTTGATTTCAGTCATTTGATCCCCCTTTGTTTTGAGCTTTGAAAATTGCATATTCGGCGGTTGTCTTTGATCCAACTTCAATCGTGATTCTCATGACCGGATTGCCGTCAATCCATACGGGCAAAGAAAAGCTGTCAGGCACAGGCACTTTGGCGTTGTTGTACGCTTGAACTGTTCTTGCAACGATGTCCGATGCCGCCTCATAGAGTTTGTGCATAGGATGATCTGTTGTGACTTTGGCCCTAATTCTTGATGATTTCATGCTTTTGCTCCCAATTTTTCGGCGATTCTTTCAATAGCGTCAGCACAACTGATGTTGAGTGCTTGACGAATCAATGACAGAGATTGATCTATGATTTCATCGTAAGTGCCGGGGTCTGCGCTTTTGATAGCTTCAAGTGTGAATTGAGCATCTTGCAATGCAGACAAATCGGCACTATTCAATTTAAAAAGCGAATCAATGTCTTGTTGTATGTTGTCAATCATTCCACCCCCAACGCTTTTTTGCGCTCATCTTTGGCGGAGATGAGCTTTTTCTGTGAGATCGGGTCATTGCTGGTGGCCTTGATGCCCTCTTTGTAGACCTTGAACAGCTCTTTTTCGTCTTGAGCGTTGTTGATGGCGGTGATGTGTTTGGAAAACGTCTCAACATCGACCAACGTCTGTTTGTTGGTGAGGTAGTTGCCATCGTCATCCTCTGGCGCGAGGCCAAAGGCCGCAAGAATCGAATACCGGCGGCAGTAGGTCAAACTTGCGCCCCAACCGTGAGCATCGTTCTTGAAGATGGGCATCTGTAATTCGCCAAGCGTCAAAATGTCGCCCGACTCATGTATCAGCACTGTCCTGATGAAAATCTTGTCATCCATCGGGTCTGTGAACTGTGTCAGGGCGAAACCCTCGCTGTGTAGGGCGTCAATGACGGCGTCAATACACGATGACAGGTCGGCATATCGGGTCTTCAGATGGTTGTTGGCGGTCTTTTTCAGAGCGGGGCCGAACTTTTTTTGTGCGCGCACAAAGGCTGAAAACAGCATTGCGTCATCGCGCGTCTTGGGTTTGGATTCTTCAGTCATGGTTTTTTTCTTTCAGTTGAATGTCTTGGCACAGGTTGGAAATTTCGGCATCACGCTGTTCAAGCAAAAATGCCAATTCATGAATTTTGACGGTCATCACGCCGACAATGAAGGGCCAACGCATTGGATCGTCTTTGTCATAGTGACGCGCCGCATCAAGGCAGGTCTCAATAATCAGGTCAGCTTTTGATTTCAATTTGCATACTCCGACAGTAAAAAAATCACACACACAAGTAACACAATGGCAAGCCACCGCATCACACTCTCCACACAAACAAATCCAACACAAGCACCGTCAAGGCAAATGCGTAGGTCAATCCAAGGGCGATTCTGTACATAGTGGTCTCCAAGGCCCCCCGGAGGGGGCGGTTGATGTTAGGCGAGCAGGAGGGTTTCGGCTTGAGTCTTGAGGCGGTTGCCGTCACCGAACCAAGCGTTGTTCATGCGGCTGTCCTCATTGTGACCACGCTCATGGTCGATGAACTGGGTCACAGCGTTGAGCAGGCCCCACTTTGTCCCGGAAACCCCCGGCAAATCGGCACCTGCGCCGCGACCATCGAACAGCTCCAAGACCCTGCGGTATGCGCGAGATTCAGACAGCACCGGCTGTTTCACGGCCACGCCGGGCAGAGAGACAAGCTGTTCGGTGGGCGGAAACATCTGGTTGAGGAACCCCTTGACGAAATTGCTGTTGACGCCAGCACGGGCCAGCTTGCGGTAGTTGTCCATCATCCCGTCAAACCCGCCAACGACCACGCCCAGACGATCACGCATCAAGCTGGCATCGAAACGTGCGCCGTGAGTGATCGACACTCGGGATGGGGCCGACTCACGGTCAGCGGCAGACAGCGTGTTGTTGCATACAACGCGAATGCTGGTGAACTGGCCGATGGTTGCGGTGGAGCCGTCAAAGCTGGTGGACAACAGCAGGTATCCGCGCACGGCATCGTCACCAAGGACGCAAGCCTGCTTGTTGACGTTAGCCAAGGCCCAGATGCGCTTGCCGCCGTTGATCGCGCCAGCAACCTCAAGGCTGAACCCGGCAGACTGAACCAGCGTGTTGAAGAAGTCAAGGATTTCGCCGGGCTGGTGGATGCGGTAGCGGTCAGTCACCACGCCCAGAGGCTTGTTGGTGTCGTTGCGATACACAACCTTGCGGCCCGTGACAGCAACCATTGAGTCGATTGCATCGTTAGGCTTGAACAAGACCGGGGCCACCTCAGCGTCCCAATTAAGGCCAGCTTCTTTGCGCCAGACTTCAATGGGTGCGTCAGGTGTCAATTCTTGGCCGAGGCCATGCCAAGGAACTTGCTTGACAAAAGCGATTTCGGCTTTGCCGGTGATTGCGTTGTTTTCGATTAAGTGAGCCATTTTGTTACCTTTCAAAGTCCCGTGAGGGCGATTAAGTTATGACGACCGGGATGGTGCGCCCGATAGCCCCCAACAGGGGCTATCAGTCGAATCATCAGATGTCTTGGGTTGAAGCAAGCCTGCCGATCATCGCTATGTGGTTCTCAATTTGCTTGAGCGTAGGTTTGTAGAACGAAAAATATTCGTGACTGCCGGTGCACTTCTGATTGCCTTCAAACCAATTCAACACGGCGGCTTTGT